ACATAAGAATGAAGCATTTCTAACATCTAAACCAATTGCAATACCTGTTGGAGGTGTAATAGTTACTCTGAACTGATTAGCACGAGCACCACCACCTGCAAGATTAGCTTTAAAATCGTCTATGTTTGCCATTATACTGCTCCTGCTACTTCAGTGAACGCTACACCTGTTCGTGTCGCAACGAAGTTTAGTTGGATAAAGTTGATTGATCTATTTGGTTTTACAAAGATGTCTGCGACAAATTCGTTTCTATCAATAACTTCACCTGTGTTATTTGTTGCATCTGCTATAACTCTAAAGTCTGTGATACCTCTTCTACCTTGTACGTCTCTTAGGAAAGGTTCTATCAAACTTCTAAATTGTGCTCTTGTAAATTCATCATTGAACTCAAAGAGTTGGAATTTAGCAGCTGTTGAGATTGCTTTTTCTAATAAGATAAACAATCTTCTAACGTTTATTCTATCAAATGCTGAAGGATTTGTCAATGCTGTTTTATCACCAAATAGGACAACACCTTGACCTGGTTGATTGATAACTGGGTTGACTCTTCCTCTGTACAACTCATCTCTTTGTGTTTGATTTGGGTTGTAAGCAAGTTTGATTGCATTTCTAATTCTACCTCTATTATATCCAGCAGGTGAGAAGAATGAATCTGCTACTGCATCAGTTCTAGCACATGTTCCAGCAACATCGCCGTTTAAAGGTACAAATCTAAATGTATCGTTGTATTTGTCGTACATGTATTTGTATCCACTGTCAAGAACTAAAAATGATGAACTTGGAACAGTTGCAGCATCATCAGATACGTTTTTGGTTTGTGTTGCTGAGTCTGTGACTCCTACAACAGCACCTCTACGAGGTGATACAAAACCTAAACAATCTTTTCTTGCTGTTACGATATCATTAATCATTGTTGCATGTGTATCATATGCAGACTGTGTATCTGCTACGATTGATGACTCACCACCAAGAATTAAGTTTACATCTTCAGTTGCATCATCTTCAAACTTTTCATATGCAGTTTTTGTTTCACCAGCAGTCACAGCATAATCATCTGTTCCACCAGTTAGTTCATCTACAACAACAACAATAACGTCTGTAAATGCTGTTGTTCCTGTTAAATTAGTTCCCCAATTTGTGCCTGCAGAAATATGATCAGTCCAATAAATGAACTCTGAGTTTGCGTAAACATAATCTGGGTAATAGATTGATGAACCAGATTCATTTTTTGCATTAGGGTGTTTTGATAAGTTTGAGAATGTCTCAATAACTGAGTTTGTTCTCTGTCCGTTTGAATCTACAGAAAACCCTGTTGTTGCACCAGTTCTGTCATAAACAACAAAATGAAGTTCGTCATTTGTACCTCTTTGATTGTTTGTTGCGTATGATGATGTGCCTGGAGCACCATTGAATAAATCGTAAAATCTCCAACGTCTTTTAATAAATGAATTATCAGGTATGATATTAAATGTTCCACCACCGTTTGGATCATCTAATCTTTTGATTGTCATTGTGTTGGCACTTGTATCAACAGCAGTAACTTCATATTGTTTACCAGTCTCACCAGTCACAGGTGTCGCACCTGCTGAATCTTGGAAGAATGATACAATGTCACCAACTGCGATAACATTATTTGCTAAATCTATATCGTCAACAGCGATAGATGTTGAACCTGCAGCATCTTCACCAACTGTTTGACTTGATGAACTAATCATTTGTTCGTATGCAGTTGCACTTGGACATAATGAAACACCAAGTGAATTACCCCATGTTCCAGCAGTTCTTGCAGTCCACTCACCATGTGAACCTGAACCGTCTGCAAATGAGTTTAAATAATGGTCTGTATCTCTGATTAATATTCCACTGTTCGCACCAGCGTTTAAAACACCAGATTCCGTTCTAACAACTTTTAGGGCATTTGTATATCCTAAGAAGTTTGCCGCAGTAAAGAAAACTTCAAAATTTTCAGCATTTGGTTTACCAAAAATCTCTACTAACTCTTCTTCGGAACTAATTGTTGTGACACTAGAAACAGGGCCTTTTTCGAATGGTCCAGCGATTGCACCAATAGATGTTGCAACTGCAGGTACTACATTCGTTAAATCTACTTCTCTTACCTGAACGCCAGGTGAAACGCCGAATGTACTAGGCATGATTGTCTCCTTTTAAGATAATATCTTTGTAATTTCATGATTATTTATAGAAATTAATTTTTCTACAACACGCTTTTTATATACTATGTATATATAAATATAATTATGCAAACACATTATGAAAAATACAAAGAGACTATTAAGAAAGTCGCAAGAAGGCACTACAATAAACGTGTTGCATGGTTGAATACTCATTTATCTGATAAGTCTTGTACAAGTTGTGGTGAGTCTGAAACTGTATGTCTTAAATTTCATCCACATGACTCCGAGATACGTAAAAAATCAAAAACAACTGCAATAAATGGATCAAGAGAAGAAATAATAGAACTTATGAATGGTTCTAAAATACTTTGTCATAATTGTTGGATAAAATTAGATAATGATTTGATTGAACTACTTTAATCATCATCAAATCTAGGGATATCGACTGTAGTCCATACTTGACCATATTCACTTGTCTCATAAGGATCGTCAACACCATTATCAACAAATCCAAAAGGTGACATATCTGACTCAAGTTGATTTTGTGTTTCTGCGTATAACTTTGCACGTATGTTAACATCTGTTATTTCTTTGAAGTATGTTTGATCACATGCCCATGAAAATAATACTAAACACATTGCAAGATCATCATTACATCCTTCTTCGGCCTGTATTTGATTACCTTTGACAATAAACGTTGATAATTCATTGATTATATCAAAATCCTCTATAATAAGTTTATCAGACTCCACAATTTGTTTTAAATTAGAACATCCTAGTTTTTTTACTGCCTTTGTTGTGCGAACTCCCATTTGTGCTTTACCACCAGAGTATCCACCACCCATAATCTGACCTGCACGTCCACGCATATAACACATAACGATATTATCATACTCTAAATCATAGTGTAAATTATTAGATACTTGCTCTCCAATATCATTTACTTCAACTAATACAAACGCATGATTGTACGCTTTTGCAACATTGTTAATTTTATGAGGAAACATTAGTGGTTTTATCTCATTGTCTTTAAAACATGCAACTATTTTGTATGGTATTTGTGTTACATCTATCACAGTAAACGCAGAACAGTCATTTTTAGTTCCTCTAGATACATCACACGTCATAAAATAGATATGGTCTTTTATTGGATTCTCATATACTGATAACCCTGCGTTATATGTCAGTGCATCTTTGTAAGACAACTGTCTTAGTTTTGTTGGATTAATTAATGTATTTGTTGATCCTAGAAACTCACATTCAAACTCTGTTCTAAATTGTTGTTCACTTGTATTTTTTATTGTCTCTTCTTTCCATTTCTCATCACGACCAGGTACTTCACTCCAATGTACCTCAATAGGAACGTATGTATTTCTTTTGTGTATCGCATCGTTCCATAATTTATAAAACATATTCATACCGTGAGGTGTTGATACGATTATGACTTTTGTTGACGTACCAGATGATATCGTAGGATAAACTGAACTAAAAAACTCATCGGCAATCGTTGCTGGAACATATGCAAACTCATCTAAGAATATTATGTTGTATGAACTACCACGAACAGCAGATGCTGATGTTGATGATGCTAATATTTTAGATCCATTTTCTAATTCAAGAGAACCTTTGTTCCATGACATTATCCCTTGTTGTAACCATGTCGGTAGATTTTCATACGCAAGTTGTAATCTACCTAATAAATCTCTGGCAGTTGCAGCTTTGTTTGCCAATATTGCAATGTTAATATTTGCATTGAACAAAGCATAATGTAAAAGATATGACAACATGATTGTAGATTTACCTGATTGTCTTGGAAGTTTACAAATTGTAAAACGATTTTTATGAAATGTGCCAATCATTTCTTTTTGAAAGTTATATGGTTTGAAGTCTATCAATCCCTCATCAAGAGATATAATTTTTATATATGTCTCTATGAAATATAAAGGGTCATCCATACACTTCTGATATTCAACAATTTGTTCTTTTGTATATTCTTGAACAGTGTTAACTTTTTTTAAATTAGGATTTCCTAGATAATTTTCCATAACGTTTTTTAATTCTAGTTGGGTTTTCCATTTTTTGCGAACATTTTTTTTTACAATATTCTGAACAACTATCATGATTATTTATTAAATCATTGTAAAACTTTTTATATACTTCATGTTTATATACGTCTTTTATATTTTCAACATTTTTAATATTAAAATCTTCTCTGTTTAACGTTGCCAACACAGGATCATTTTTTAATAAATTTACAGTGGGTTGATCAACCCAACAACAAGGAAGTATTTGACCTGTTGCGCTTACGTATGGTGGTCTATTGTTTGATAAACATCTTGGATAAAATCCATACTCTACAGTTTTTTTTGTTTCGTTGACAACATCATTTGTTGGTTTGTATATGTCGTGATCAATATATCTAGATGTATGATTTATCTCTAATGTAATATTATTATTCTCAGCAATATCTTTTGCTTCTTCTATTTGATCTTCATTATAACCAAAGACTAGATACTGCCATATTACATCCATATTCTTTTTTGCACATAATATCATTGCATCATAGATTAAATCACTATCTTGATTAACTCTGTAAATCCAACTTTTGTTAGGTAGTCCGTCTAAACCAAATATCCACCTTGCATTTGGATTGATATCAAATGCCTTTTCATACCAATCAATCTTTTTATTTTTTGATGTTGCAGCAGTATGAATCTTAACACGTTTATTTTTTTCATATGCGATTTTTAAAAATTCTAAAATATTTGGATTGAATATAGGATCACTAATAGGTCCACAGAATGCTATATAATTTTCATCACTTCCATAATAGTCACAAACTTTAATAAAATCATCAACAGACATGTCACCACCAGGCACATCCATATTCAAACTACGTAATTCTTGACGTTCACATCTATTACATTCTAAA